CAGCAGCCTTGATGAGAGACACCTCGCTACCAGTGGCTGGTCTATGGGTCTTGGACAGTTGAATCCACACATGGAATCCATTGCCACTGAACCACACAGCATGGCACACGTCCTTCTCCATCAGGACTTGGTGCAGCCTGCGTACCTGCTCCAGCACTCTATCTCCTTCCACGTCTAGAACCATGCTACCTTTCCTTTCCTTCTTATCGAAGTCCAGTACGAAGTTCCTCACTATCGCAGTGTTGTACTCAGCACGCTTGCCGCTTGGCTTCACAGCCCTGTAACCATACACACTGGTGTAGGCACACTGGCTGTTCCTGAGCGAGGCCCAGTACCTCTCGAGTTCCTCGGGGCTGTGGACTACCTTGCGGAACAGTCCTACCTCACGAGGGAAGTCGAACTCGAGGACGGTCATTTCCTCCGCCCCCTCACTACGTCATCTCTGTATTCCATTATGGCTGCAAGCCCTGCTGCTGCCCAGAATGCGTCCGAGTCTATTGACCAGTAATCAAACACATTACCAAGGCTACCTACGAATATGAAGAGACCTCCTATGAGCATCCAATGGTGGCCAATGGCCATGATACTGAGGTCGTCCACTGTCAGTTCCCCGTCCTCGTTCATGTCGAACCAAGCAGTCACTTTCTTTCGTATGCTAGGTCGCTTGCTACATCTGCAGGTCTTACCCCAGACAAGTCTCCCGCAGTACTCACAGTGGGGTGCTAGTTTCGGTCTTTTCATTTCTAATCCACCTTGAATTTAGGACATAGGTCCATGTAGTCACAGTATGAGCATTTGAAATCGTCCTTAGTCATAGGGAAATCCTGCTCTAGGTACATCCTGATGAGTTTAGTGAGGGCGTTTTGCATTGCCCTCTCACTGACTCTGAGGGCCTTCTCATAGTCCAGCCTGTCAGCAGAACTGTAACGCCATCCCCAATGGGTCACTGGCAAATCACCTAGGCCCTTGGCCTCGAGTTCCTCCATCGAACTCAACTCAATGAGCATCTTGTAGTACGCCATCTCTCTTCTCATGTCAGAGAGTTTGTACTTGCTCCACTTGCCAGTCTTCAACTCCATGAGGGCCAGACCTTCTTCGTCTTGGAAGACTCGGTCTATCACCCCAGTCAATTGTACCTCTACTTCCTTCCCATCTATGTGGAATGTTGTTCTGGGTGATAGTTTAATCTCGTTTGCCACAGGGAGGAACATTTCATCCTCGGTTATTGATAGGCGCTGCATCTCATTGCGCATCAGCCAGTCGACGTTCAGGTTGTAGTCATGCTCGTAGAATGGCTCGTTCTTCTCATGACCCTTCCTCATCTCGATGACCTCCTCCTCTGAGGGTAGCCACTGCTTGAAGGCATCTAGGACTAGCCTGCTATTGCCTTCCAGTACTGCTTTCTTCAACTCAGGCAGGGACTCAGGCTCGACACGCTTGTAGAACTCCTCCAAGGTATTGTGCACGTCAGTTCCTATCACTAGGTAGGACTTAGGCTCCTCTGGTACGGAGAGAGTCTTGGATAGCCAGAGTTGCTTGGCGCACCACTTGATGTTACCAAGGGTACTCTTGCTAATGCGTATTACTATCCCATCCTCCCCCATCTCAGGGGTCCACGCATAGGAGGACTGGTCCTCATAGACCAGAGGTAGGGCGACCAAACTCAGTCCTCCAATTTTGGCGGCGCCTCGCCTGTTAAGGTACTTATAACCTGCTCTATCTCAATGAGTTTCTGCAGATAGACCACGAAATCCATGGCCTCCTCTTGTGCGTACGTGAGCCAATCCAACTTGGAGAAGTCCTCCCTTTCCATAGTAGTGCCGTACTTCGCCAGCCCTACTGCGGCTCGAGATTGTATCTTGTCACACACTGCATCTTCAATTGAACTCAAGTCCAAACTCCTCCAGCGTAGTCTGTCGGCTGTTGTCTTCTGTCATCATCTTCTCTTCTTCGTTTTCCATTTTCTTACCACCATCCATACGCCTTGGGACGGGGTGCTCCGAGAGCACCGTCTAAGTCCCAGCCGAGGGTTGAATAAACACTATCCAACTTGGCCTTTAGCATTTTCTGGAGAATCACATCTGAATCCAATACATGCCCCTCTAATTCAGAGGGGTCTCGGTAGGCTATGATGGAAGGAATGCCTTTGACGTATGTCCAAGGGACTGAGTCCCCTTTCCCGAACACAGGACCCTTAGCCTCTTCGTTGTATCGCTGGGCTGCCTTGGCAGCACCACCTAGTACCTTGTAGTCTCGTAGTTCCATCCCTAGCCTACTTGTTATGCTCACGTCTTTCAGGGGGACTTCCCCCTTGCGTATCGACAAGGCTATGGGGAGGATGAATTCCTCCACCTCATTCTCAGTCGCCCCACTGCAGACCAACTCGAAGACACCCTTCTGTATCTCCTTGGAGATAGGGGCTGTGTTGGAAGCCTTCATGCCAAAGCCAGCCACCTTGAGTTTCCCATCCATCTTCCTGCCGACGTACCTGTTCTTCTTGGCTAGCAACCAGTAGGGCATCCAGTCCTCCAGTTCTGCTATCAGCATCTTGTTCCCAGTGGCTTGCTGCACAGCGTTTGTGATTTTATCAGCGAGCATCTCAGCCTCCTCGTAGGGGACCTTGACGAAAGCCGAGTCAGTGTGACCATAGAGGCATTCGTAGCCATTGCGAGTAGCGACCTCATCCAACAGGTGGATGCACCGCCTCCCCTCTTGGGTGATAGTGTGTGCTATGTCTAGGTCAGCCCATCCGTAGCCACCATGGGCGGTCATGCCATACAGTGACGCCATGACACGTTTGATGGCCATTTGAGTAGTGTCCCAAGCATCCCTTTCCTCCTTAGTCTCGGCTTGAGCCATCTTAGTTTTGCATTCAGCCCTGTAAGCGAAGAGGTATTCTACTACACTAGGTAGCAAACCCTGTTCGCTCTGGTCCCAGTATGTACCGTTCTCGAGTTGGATTATGTTCTCGCCCGGACCATCACGTTGTGTCTCGTACGAGAGGTTGTTGCCGAGGATTAGTGACGGGTACAGTCCTTTGTAATCAAACACACCAACGCCTTGATGCAAACCAGTCACACAGTTCAGTCCTACTTCCGCACCTCGTAGTGCCCCGCTGTCACCTCTCGCTCTACTAGGAGCCTTCCTGTCTGTCCTTCTAGACAGCAGCCCCCTAGCGAAATTGGTTACGTTGCAGGTCGAGGACAGTGTGACTCCACAGAGTCTCACCATCTGTATGTAGAAGTCGGTGACGTTGCGTGCCTCGTCTATGCCCTTGAGTAGGTGGGTGTCCAATAGACAGTAGTCCACGAACTCATCCCAGTACTCGTACCATCCGTTATGCACGTCCATGCCCTCTATCTCCTCAGTGAGTTTGGACCCTAGCCCCACGGTCTCAGCGATATCATTCAGTTTGAGGGAGGGTAGTTGACCACCACCGCTGTCCTTCCACACTCGCTCGAAACCTGTGCCGCTAACAGCCTGTGCCGCTGTATCGAACTGCCATCTGCCCACGATGGGCTGGTCTGTTGGGTCATACCTGTCCTTACCCTTCCTGAACCTCCTGACCTGACCCACAGGGCTCATTCTCTGGGGGTATGGTATTCTATTGATGAGATGAGGAAGGTCTGCGAACGTGCCCGCATGCGCAATCAGCATATCGGGGTCTCGTTCGCGCATGAATGATATGAAGGCCTCATGGAGGTCAGACTCAGAGTCAAAGAGCCTCAGTTCATAGGACACATCACGGGTCTTACGGTACAAACTCTGTCCTGTTTGCCACTCCTCATAGGGACAATTCGTGCGCTCGTCAGCCCAAGCGAAGACCACTGGCGTCTCTAGGTCACTGTCGATTACAGCAATCACAGTGGTGAATGGGTCGTCACCAGTGTCCCACTCTATGTCGTACCACCACTTGCGTGGCTTCCAGTCTGGCATTTCTTGTATGTTGTCTATCATCCATCGGTCTGTGAATCTGATGTCAGCCTCGTATGACTTGCCGAACTGCTCTCGCATCCTTGTAATCTCAAAAGGGGACTCGACCTCTATCTTCACCAGAGGTGTGTCGTCTAGACCTATCGCTTGGTCCTGATTCACAATCCTGCATGTCGGGAACCTAGTTATGGCCCTCCTGAACTGGAAGTCAGGAGAGTTCTTCGGTACCCAGAAGTATGGTGTGTAGTTCCTATCTGTGTGCTCTATGAGGTTACCCTTCTCGTCACGGTATCGTGAGTAGATTATGGGCCTGTCGCTCTTCTCGTAGTACTCATCCACTATCATTTGACTCCCCTCTGGTCCAAGATGACTAGCAGATGCTCCTTCTCAGTGTGACGTAGTATCAGCACGAACTTGTTAGCAGTGTATAGTTCCACGACCCCTGATGGGAGGCAGTCCACCACGCTTGGGAACCATCCACCGAAACTTGACTTGCATTCGTGAGATGGTCCTGCGCAGTCCTCTATATCCACACTCACTGTCATGTTAGCAGCCCCCTTCTCACCAGCAGTGATGCTCCACATGCTGTCGTCTGTAGAGAAACTGGTAGTGATGGAGTGGTTCTTCCCCACTATCTTCTCAAGGGTCTTCACCTGTATGAGGTCAGAGGCATTGAATTTACCGTAGCACGTCAGTGACTTGCCACCCCAGTGCTTCCAGTTATCCCTCTCACTGTCCTCTTTGAGAGCCATTGCCTTGCCCACTCTCATGTTGGAGTGAATGTAGTCACTGTAAGGCAGGGTGAGGTCTAGGTTGCCCGAGAGGACACGCAGTGGTGCCCCCTCAGGCTGGTAGAACTTCACCATGGACTCCTTGGGTAATGCCTTGACGAATGTCAGTACCTTGCCCAAGTCCGAGATGACTATTGCCCCAGAGTCCTCTACATCTGCACTCACTCTCGTGTGCAACAGGTGTGTCTTGAGTGCGACAGTCCCAGTGAGGGACATGTCCCTTGCATCAAGCCTGAGGTCCCCAACCCCGGGTCCAAACCCGTTCAGTAGAGAGAGTAGGGCTTCCTTCCCGATATTTACTCGGGTAATTCGCCCCCCTCCAATTTTGGCGCGGCCTCGTAGCATAAGAGTCTTATAACCACTATTGACCACCTGTTAGTTCGGGCAATCCGTGCCACTTGAGCGGCTTCTCCTCGTAGGTGCTCATCACGAGTCGAGTCTTGTCTAGCATCTCAGGTAGGTTCCTAGCCTTTGAGAACGTGGCTTCGTACTTGGTTTCCCCAGTAGGCCTCATCTCATCGTCACGAACCTGACTCTTCTTCATCTCTAGGATGGTATGTAGATAGTTGCTCGTCTGTTTCTCCCACTTGGGCTTCTTCTTGCCAGTAGCGGTACCATCAGCCCTCTGCTCGTATTGCCAGTGCGTCTCATACCACACATTGACCCCCAAACGGGTCAGTTCTCGACATAGGGACGTAAGTTGGTGGAATCGCGTGCTGCGAATCTGCCAGTTGAACCTCATCCCCACCTTCTCATGGGGGCTTATCTTGGCACCAATCCCGTCAGGGGCTGTGCCTAGGTCCTCGATGAACATGCAAGCCATTGCTACTGAGTCCCATAGGTCCACAGCAGTCACTAGGACCGTGTTCAGCCTCTGGCCGTCGTAATCAGGCTCTAGTTGGTCGTGAGCCCATGCCAAGGCCCTCCTGCCTATGTCCATCACCTTGTCGTGAGTGGAAGGGTAGTCGTAAGCAGTGCGAGCGTCGTCCTGCATCACCCATGGATTCACTGATTTGAAGTCCTCCCTCCTATGTTGGTAGAAGGCGTCTCTGAGAGATGCCCCTCCTCCATCGAAGTCTATGATGACACAAGCCTCGTTCTCAGGTATGCTATTGAGGATTATGGCCGTTTTACAGGTACCGTCATCCCCCACTATCCCACCGAACTCTCCCGTGATTGGGGCGATTTCCTCAGCGAAGTAGTCCTCACCTCGGTATTTCTTGTGTTCCTCGGGTGTGTAGTTTTTTGCTTTCTTATGAGACACCTCTAAAGGCTCATTTAGCAAATCCTTACTGGGTGTCGCATCCTCTTGGTCTATCTGGTCCTTCAATTTCTTGAAACCGCTCATGAATTGAACCCCCTGTAGTGGTTTTCTCTTATGGTTTCCCATTCGTGTCTCCAAGTGGCGGCCATTATCATGGACTCGTCCTCGCTGATGCTGGTATCGAACGCATTTGCTCGAATCCACTTAGCAATGGCCTCGTCACCCAATCCGTTATGCAGCATTATGTCTATTTGCTTGAAAACTCCCATTACTGGTCGCCCCCGAACTGACCTAGTGATGTGCTACCACCCTCACCGGCAGGTATTGCCAGTCTTGGTGGTGCATACACTCCTAGGGCCCTGATTGTGGGTACCTCCTGCTTGCCGTCTTCCACTGAGCGTAGTCCCAGTCTACCGAATATGTAGACAGTGGACTTCACTGCATAGGGCTTCCAACCTTCCCTGCCCTTGTAATCGAAGGCATGGCAGTCTTGGCCCAAGAACCCATGCACCCTGACAGATATCTCCTGTTGGTACATGTTGTTCGCAAATTCCCTCTGGAGAGCGAATGATGAGACTCTCATGGTGTAGTTCACACCTGTGGGGTCATAATCACTCTCATATCCAGTCTGGTTGATGTCTGTGACCTTTCCCTTGATGCAAACCAAAGGACCGATTGGGTTATCGAACCCTTCGACAGTCTCAGACTCGGAACGGTACACGTCCATCAGGTCGGATAGGTCTGCTACATAGCAGTCCATTCCGCTCATCAGCAAGTCGCCTTTCAGATAGTCCCTATCATCTTCCTCGACGAACTCCTTGGTGTAGTTAAGCAGTTTGAAGAAGTTAGACGCTCCTCGCCACATGTCTTCCCAGCCCTTGTTCACGTTCTCAGGCTGAGGCCTTACCTTGATGATGCAAGGCTCACCGAACATGACTTCCTCTGACACACTCGCTTGAGTGGAGCCACTCACGTCGATTCTGAACAGTTTCAAGTCATCCTCGAAACCCTCAGGGGTGTTCCCGTAGAACCGGTATGTCCTGCTGTACAGATAAGGCGAGATTGGCTCACCATGCCTAGCCCATTGTGGGTTGTCCTGCAGGATGGCTAGTGTCAAGCCGCTGTCCCTGACTAGGAACCAAGGGTCGTTCTCCTCGTCATACCTCTCTTGAGTGGAGGCTACTATGCCACCAGCCTTCTCTAGCATCCATACGCCATTCTCTACGAAGGCTCGAGCCACGGTGCCCTTCTCTATGGCTTCCCCGAGGTCTGCCTTGGCTGACTCTATTGCGTATTCTCTCGCATTCTCCCTCTTGTCTCGTATCTTGGGTTCGACAGCCACGAAGCATCCCACTAACTCAGTGGTATTGCCTCCCGGTGTGCTCATCACCCTTCTCTCGACAACGAAGGTCTCAGCGGCATCCACTAGGAAATCGTCATCCTCCTCTAGGATATTCACGATTCCGAGTTCCTTGTCGATGTAAGCGAGATAGTGCTCTACGGCCTTCTCCTCGCTAATGCTATGTTGCTCAGCATACCAACGCAGTCTTTCCAATACTTCTTCTGGTAATTTATTCTCTGTTCTTTCTTCCTTTAGGCTACTCATTTTCACTCCTCTTTCTCTTCTCTTCTCTCCCGTTAGGGAGGGACAGAGACCCCACGAACCAGTCAATAAACCCTCTGTTGTCCAGAGGCCATTGATGGGTCGAAAGGACAGCGTCCCCCCATATCTTGGAGTAGTGGTGGAACTTATCTGGCTCCATGTCTAAGTCGCGCACTCTATCGTGCAGCATGTTGAGTATGGTCATCATATTCCTGCCGGGTTGATTGAGTGAGTAGAGTTCCTCTCTGAGACTCTTCCAATCTCCGCCAGCGATAGAG